CGCCCCTCAACTCTTGTTGAGTAGGTGGAAACTCCACGCCGCTGGCGTAGAGGATTTCCCGTCGAGAGAGACGGGAGGTTCGATGCGCTTGGCGGCGCAAAGTGTAGTGTGCAGTTGAAGTGAGCCCTCGTGCTTGTTAACGGTCTTTTGCCAGGATCTCTTTGCGGCGTTTAGCGCTGCGATGAGTCTCCCGGCCCTCACGTGTCTGAGTACCCTCTTACACGTGGATGGATCGTTTCTGACGTACGGCTCCTTCATGTTGAGAGCTGCTTCCACTGCGGCAGTTAGCGAGCCGGTGCTCTTTATCAGGCCACTGACTCTCTTTGCCCGTCGATCGAGGTCCTTGCGGATTTCGGTCAGTTTCCTTCTCGCAGGTGCCTCACGGCATCTTCCTGTTTGGTTCTGATCGAACGTCTGCATCTTCCTCGCCTCGACGAGTAGGTCTTCCGATTTCATTCGGTGACCGCTGCCGCATGGAGGCATTGCGCGAACCGCGCGACGGAGCAGAGTGCACTCGTGTGCGTCATTCTTGGCCCGGTCGTCCTTAAGGGACTCCTGGGTAAGACGCACTGGACCGTTGAGGAGATAGGATAGGAGGGTCTGACCAGTAGGTCTTCCGAAGCCCTGTCCCCCATCGGCTAACATGCCAGGGATCTTATCCCTGGCGGGTGCCTCACGTCGTGCGACGCGCCTCGCTGCGCTTGTCAGGTACTTGTGACCCTTCAAGCGCGTGAGGTCGTCCACGACGGCTCTTCCGTTGCGATTCGCGATCGCTCTCATCCCTACTGCTTCTGCGATACGAGCATGGGTACGGCTTGTTGCGACATGAAAGGTCTTGCCTCGGATGACCACATCCTTGACTCGACTGATCTGTCGCTCGCAGAACACGCCTTGGTCTTCACTCCGGAATGACTTTGACGTGTTCGCCTCAAGCCCTAGCTTTGCTAGATTTTGCTCGTATCTGTCGGCTACCTCTCTCGGCCACAGACCCACTAGGTCGTCACCGCAGATGGCGTAACTTCCGAGTTCTGCTCCTGCAGCTTCGGCGGCGAAGGCGTTGACTAGGCAGAGAACCACCCATCCGGGACCTAGTCCCATCAGAGCTCCACACTCTGAGATGAAGTGATTCTTCGCCGTCGTCGGCGTCTTCGTTTCCGTTAGCCGCTTGAGTTCCTCCCAAGTTCTCTCTGCGGTGGCTGACGTCTCGGTCGACACCAGCTGCTTCGCTATTGTGGCATCGAGTGCATCATCCCACCACTCCGGTTTTCCGGTTCGTGATGTGATGGCCTCGAGTACGAAGCGGCTGAGGTCGATCGAGATTGGATCTGTGGCCTTTGAGAGGTCTGCAGAGTAAATGATCGGATCGCTACGACTTGTTCTCAGTCGAACCTGACGGTTCTTGAGGATATCGCGTGTGGTCGCGATTCCCTTGAGTGTTGGCAGCAACAGCTTCGTCATGCAACGAGCTGCCCATGCTACACTTGAGCTATGGGTCGTGGCGATCCGGATCTTTCCGTCTGGTCCTACTATGGTGTTGAGACGGGCTACGCGTCTGTTCTTAGCGTCTTCTAGGACCTTTCGGAAATGCTCTGCAGCATTGCGTTTGCGACCGGTAGTGAGCCTACTGCGGAATCGACAGCTTTTGAGGATGCTGGGTAGGAGGAGGAGGTCATCGTTATCGTACCCAAGGGCACGGTATTGAGATCTTCTCTCTTCTTCCACCATCTCATCGGCGGTCTTTCCGCGGTAGCTGAGGTTGAATTCTCTCTCGAATTCCTCCTTAGTGGCCCACTTCCGTAAGGATCCCATGACTTTGTCATGGAACCGGTCCGCAGCTGCCTTCACCGCCTTCTCCTCGATCATGACCGCGCGTTCTTCTGCGCTGTACTGCCTGTGCAGCGTGAATACGTGTGCAGACCCACCGTTTCTCTGGGATTGTTCGAAGCAGGAAGAGACCCCTGGCAAGGGGAGTGATCTTTCTGTCATACGCATCTTCGCTCTGCGAAGTGCTGTTCGAACGAACTCAGAGAGGTGGTTCATCGTCTGCTGATCTGGGAGTGGTGCTGGCGAGGTCAGCCTCGCAATAGCCGACGTGACTTCAGACTGGAGCTCCTCCTTGGAGGGCTTTGGCATCTGGATCCCTCTCGCTATGGTAGATGCGAGGAATAGGGCTTCTTTGCTCTTTCCTCGGTTAAGGAGTCCCTGAACGGTGCACCCCATTTGCTTCTCACGAAGCTGATGGGCGAAACTTTTCACGGTCTTCTTGATGTCTCCGAAAACCATCGAACGAATCAGACGGAACTGTTTCATTACGGTTCTTCTGTTCTTCGGTGCGTTGACGGAGCCCTTTATCTCACCATATGCGAGTTTGAAACAGGTGCTGATTGCCTCCCAATTGAGGCGCACCAGTTTGAAGTTAGCGGAAGCAGTAGTTGCACACTTCCACTTTCGACCGGCGGCCATGTTATGTGGCAACCCGGTCCCCCCCGTGACCATCTTATGGCCTTGTCCAAGGATGGTGTGGGCGTGATGGATGAGAGTGTAGACAGACCGTAGTGTTTGGTCTGCATTCTTATCCTTAGCGTGCACAGGGGTTTGCGGGTCGCTTATAGCGACCGGTCGCGCTTTGGTTTTGTTAGAAGGTCTGGTCGGCTCGGATCCTCGCTTCT